ATGGAGCGCGCCTGCCGTGCCATCCGAGACGGTGTCGGCTGGCCAGCCAAGATCCGCGAGATTGGCATATGCCCAGGGCGTGTTCTCGTCATCGCGGCGGCGTATTCCCACGCAGATGCCGTTAAATGAAGCAAGGAGATCGTCGAGGTCGCCGCCATCGATGCCTGAGGCGATCTGGATCGGGAGGGGCTGTGGGAATGTGTCCGGCACGAAGCGCCCGCCGGGCTGCGTGAGGGCCGCCAGCGGCGCGACGGCACGATCAAAAGCCTCCTTAATGCGGGTGCCAAGAATCGGCCGATAGGTCCCATCGATGAGGAGAAGCGGCGCGAGCATACCATCGAACGCCCCGCCGGTGGGACTGATGAGGCGCGCCGTGTAGTAGTCCGACGCGGTCACGCGGTCGGCAAGGTCCTGGGCCGTTATCGGATCGGCGCCGGTGTTCGCCGCATCGATCAGCCTCTTGGCAAAGGTCGCGCTGCCTGTGCGGCGGATTGCCTCGGCCCCATTGAACGGACCATCGAGCAGGAGGCGATAGCGTTCCCAGCTGCGGTCGATGAGGGCGACGAGCTCGGCTTCAGGCGGGATGCCGAAGCAAGCCTGCGCTATGCGAAAAGCGAAGCGTTCGTTGGGTCCGACCGCGCCGCCGTCGCCGCGCAGTTCGGTACTCTCGAACAGACTCAAGAGGCCCTTCTCGGCGCCGGCCTCATTCTGCAGCTTTTGCTCAAGGTCAGCGAGACATTGCGACAGCGTGGCCACCGAACGGCCTTCGAGCGATAAGACGGCGCGCCGCGCCGCTTCGGGGACGCGATCATCGGCTAATGTGCCTTCGATGAGCGCGGTCACGCTCTCAAGCATCAGTGTGATGAGGTCGATCGGGTCGACGATTACTGGTTTGCCGTCATTGTTGCGTGCGATCGGCGCGATGTCGAATATCCGGGCAAGCACCGGACCCAAGACCTTCGACCCACCAGCGACGAGCGGACAATGCGCGGCGAGAACCTGGCGCAGCGCCGCGAGAATCCTGTACGCGTCAAGCCCGTCGAACGGCGTGCCGAGCTCGTCATTCTCAGACAGGATGCACGAGACGAACGGGGCCAGTACATCGCCTTCGGACTGCTGGTCCTGGGGCTTCATCAGCGCAAGCACAGACATGTCGAGAGCACAAATGAGTCGGGCGAAGACGAACCACATCGTCGCGCCCCAGCGCATCTCGCGATCCGCTTCCTGGCCCGACGGCGGGTCATCGCCGATATGAAAGCCGAACAGGGTTTCGAGCGTGCTGGCGTCGTCGTTGCCTTCAAGGGCCAGCGCGTTTCCGGCTGCGAGAAAAGCGCCTGCGCGCTCTTCGAATGTCGTAAGGAAGCGGTGGACGTTTTCCGCGTCGGGGTTGAGATCGAGATATCCGGCGGCGTTCGTTCTGGGATCCAGAGTAGAGCGCGGCAGTGGATCGGCGATCAGGTCGGGCACGACGATCGTCAACCGGCAGACAGCATCGCCTATGTGCCCGGGTTCATATCCGAAATCGAACAGCGCATCCGGCTGGTCTTCGATCGGGGCTTGGGGATCATAGGGCGAGGCCACGAACTGTGGGAGTTGTGGCTCGGGCGCGTCAAAATAGGGAAATATCGCCAGCGGCGCCTGGAGGTCGGTGGCGGGAACCCGGATCAGATGGGTCAACCCGAAGCGATGCGCGACAGGCGCATTCCAGGCCTGGCTCCCGCGTAAGGTCAGATAAGCGTCGGTTGTCTCGGCCTCGACTGTCTCAGGTGGATCGCCGAGGGTCGTCCAGAAGCGGTCATGGGGGCCGGCCTTCAGGCCATGATGGGTTTTCAGCCAGTCATGCAGTGCAGCGGGAGCGCTGCCGTCCGGTTCGGACACCGTTTCAAGGGCTACCACACCGTCCAGGGTCGGCTGCCCTCCGTCAAGTCCATGCACGCGAAAGGCTTGAAAGCTGACTGACTGCGCCACTGAGAGAAATTTGAGGAACAGCGCCGCTGCGTCGGACTCGTCCGTCGCAGGATCGCCCAAGCCGTCGGAGCGAACCTCGAAAGCGAGATTCACCGCGAAGGTGATGGTGCCGTCCTCGATGTCCGGCTGGTGGAAGCCGCTCGGCTCGCGATCGAGCAGGCAATGGATGATGGAGTTGAGGATCGCCATCCTAATGGATCGCCGCTTCGAGCTTGCGCGCCGCCAACTGGGCCTTTTCCGCCTTGTCCTTCAAATCCTTGTCCTCGATTTCGGCGCTGCCGCTGGTGCTCACACTGGTCTCCGACTTGCCCCCGCGCAGCTTGTAGGTGACATCGGCGCGCGCGGTCAGTTTGAAGAAGCGCGAAATGCGGATCGTCACCTGCAACGTGCCGCTGGCGTCGACCTGACCATTGTCGCGATAGCTCAGGCGCAGCGTCAGGGTGATTCCGACGGTGACGATACCGGCAACGCGGACATGACCGGCGATGACCAGCACCATCGAGATCGAGAGACCTCCGCCGGATCTGCCGATCAGCTTGCGGTAGGACAGCACGCCGGAGAGGGTGATGAAAACCTGACCGACAAATGGTCCGAACGCAAAGGCCAGCTGGGCCGAGCCGCCGGCGGCCGCCTCGACCAACACCATGAGCTCGTCGCGTACGGGGTTATATTCTGCCTCGATCTGCACATAGCCGGTGCCGCCGATGATGAAGACCGAGAAGATGAACGGTTGCTCCATCGTCGAGAGATTGAAGCGATTTGCCAGGATGAAATCGGGAAAGGCACGGAGCTTGAAATGATTCTCCAACGAAAGGTTGGAGACGCCGCTGGTGCCGAAATTGAGCGACATTGGCGGCAGGACGAAATCGTGCTGGACGCCGACCGGTAGGCCATGCTCGAGGATCCATTCGAGGCCGCCACCAAGCTCCGGGTACAAATTGGACAGGAAGTCCTGGATCCATTTGAATTGCGGATTGAGCTTGGCGTTTTTGGGATCGAACTCGATGTCGAGCCCTCGTTCCTTGCTGAAGGAGAGCGCGAACTTTTCGAAGCGGACCATCGACTGCCCGCCGACGACAGCATCCAAGGTGGTGTCGATCCGGCCAAAACCGGTGACGGAGACCTGCTCCTGGTCTTTCGAAGCCTCCAGTCGGACGCGGCCGCCAAGACGCATGTCGACGAAGTCGATCTTGAAGATGCCTATGGAGAACAGGCTGCGACGCCCGGGGAATGGAGCGTCGATATCGACCTGGACCCAGGCCCGCGCTTGCTTCTCGTCGAAGTCATGGGTGATTTTGACCGCGTCCCGGACGCCAGGCGGGATCTTGTAACCCTTGAACAGATGATCGAGCTTGGCGCCGCCGAAATTGCGAAACACCTGGCCGATGTCGAGGCTGGACAGATCAGCTGGCAGCAGCCGATCGCTGATCTTGTCGAACGGAATGGAGAGACCAAGCGCCTTAAGGCCGTCGCCAAGCCGGTTGAACAGCGCATTGGCTTCGGTGGTCTCGATGATGTCGCCAAGTTCATCGAACGTCGAACGGATACGATCGATGTCGGATTTGAGCGCTGCTAGCTCGGGTGCACTGGTGACGGCCGAGTAGAGTTTCAGGACATTGCTCGGCGCTGCCATGAGCCCGCCGTCGTCGATCTGGGCCACAGCATCGAACACGCGGTCGCCATAGGCGTTTGCGGTTTCAAAGCCGCGGGAGAGGTCGTTGTGTAGCTTGCGCGCCGTGCTTTCGAGATCGCCGACCGCCTTGATGAGGGCCTGGGCATCCTTGATACCGGCCGCATATTCGCCGTAGGCGGTGTTCAGCGCATCATAGGCGCTGCCAAATTTCTCCTTGGCATAGGTTTCGACGCCTTGGCCAAGATCTTTCAGGAAGGCCTCTGCTTCGGCGACCCCCTCGGACACCAGTTTGCAGGCTTGGCTGACCTCGTCCAGAGCACCGAGTGCCGCGCCGCTGAAATCGTGCATTCGCTGGCCGATCTCGTCAGCGAGGCTTTGCAAGCGTCGGCGAATTGCGCCGAGCGCATCGGGCGCGTCGGTCAGTGTCTCGGGAAATGGCTCGAGTAGGACCGTAAGCGCATCCGCGACGATCGTGTCGACCACATTATCGAGGAGCGCGCCCGGCGCCAGGCTTTCCTGCGCCTCTTTCAATCTTGCGCTGATGTCCTCGGCGATTGGAGCGATGTGGTCGGTTATGGCCGCGAGCACGTCGTGGGCCGCCTCGAACTCGCCATCCAGCCATCGGAGCGCTGGTTTGACCGCGGCGTCGACCGAAGAGCCGATCGCAACGAGGTGCGTATCGGCCGCCTTGATCAGTGCCGCGAGGCTGGCGTCGACTGCTGTCCGGGCGTCGTCGATATCATCCTTGATCGCCTGGGCGCCGGCAGCGGTTACCTCCCCGCCGATTGCCGCGAGATCCGCGGCCATTTGCACGATGTCGTCGCCCACCGCTTTGATCGCGATCGCCAGGGCGTCGATGACATGGCGTACATCCTCGACACCGTCCTCGATCTCGCTGTCGACGGTTTTCGCAAAGGCGCGGGCGGCGGCAACCTTGGCGCGGGTTTCGGCGACAACTGTCTTTGCCTTGCCAAGAAGGTCGAGCGCGGTGGCTTTGAGTGCGGCATGTTCGGGCTTGGCGAGCTCGGTGTTCGCCTCGACCTTGTCGATGAGATCCTGCAGCTTCCCCTCTGCGGGGTCCGCCTGATCGACGAGATGCGTCAGGGCGTCGTCCAAAGCGCGCAGCATGCGATCGGTCATGCTCTCGACCGACGCTACCGCGACATCGACGTCGGCCTTGGCCACCACAATTTGCCGCAACGCCTTGGCGACGTGGCCAGCGATCTGTTGGCTGACGCTGTTGAGTTCGGTCGCGAGGCGCTGCGCCGCCTCGTCGATGGTGGCTTCAAGGTCGGCGGCGACCCCGCTCACGCAGGCGTCGATGCCTGCGCGAAAGGCCTTGCGCCGATCTGATGACCAGGGCTTGTCGCGATCATAGCCGGCAGCGAATTGTTCGACACGCTGACGGGCACGTTTGAATAGGTCGTCGATCTCGACGCCGACATCGAGGATAATCGCGTGCGCGCGCTCGACGCTTTCGTCGATCTTGGCGATATCCTGAGAAGCCTCGGTGAACAGTGGCCGGACATGATCGATGACGGCGTCTGCCCATTCGGAGATGACGAGCGACTTGGGCTTGCTGATGTCGGCCTCACCGCGTGCCAGTCGATCGTCCCAGAGCGCGACCCAGTCAGCTATTGCGGTCCGCACCAGCATTTCCTTGCGGCGGATGGTGCCTGCGGCGTCGTCCTTGAGTCTCTGGCAGAGCGCGCCGGAAGAGACACCGGACGCGACATGCTCAAATGCCTTGAACTGAGCGCCCGCGGTGGAGGTCGTCACACTTTCGACCGCTGTCGCCCAGAGCGCGTCGAGGTCGTGTTTTGCGGCCGCGATCGCGGCCGGATCATTGCCGTTGATGACCGCGATGAAGCTGCCATTGGCGCCAATCGCATCTGAGAGGGGAAGGGTGCCCGGGGCTCCCCCTCCACCACTGCTCGCCCAGTAGCCGAGATCGCTCAAACCGCCCGCTTTGACGGAGGTCAGCGGCAGGGTCTGGACGGCTGCGAGCGGGGGCGATGGCTGTTGATGCGCAGCGTCCGCATGGGTGGCGCGCATGAAGGTGACGCTGTCCAGCCCGACATAGACCGGCTTGCCGGCGCGACCGGCATTGATGGCGGTTTTCTGCGCAGCTGGAGCCAAGCGCCATGTGAAGCGGCGCAAGCCAGGCAGAAAGCGGCCAACGGGAGGTCGCCGTCCTTCCGCACCGGTCTCCTTGTCGCCGGTCGGGCGCTTGCGCGATTTGCTGTCAGCGGATTCGGTGATTGCGCGCGCGACCGGCATGTTGGGAAAGTCGAGCCCAAGCCGCGATTCCCAGAGATCGGTGTCGCTCGTCGAGATTTTGAAGTCGGCAAAGAAAACGAGAAAGTCCGGGTCTCGGCATTCCTGCGCCACGACCGGCCGATCGCCGGCGCCTTCCGCCGTTGTGACAAAGGCGACGTCCGGCATCGGGTAGACCTGCGGCCGCAGGCGCGCCGCGGCGCGATTCCATAGGGGTATCTGCCATCCGAAATCGCCGACCTCGCTGGACCAGGCGCTGTCAACGTTGATGATCCGGCTGTTGAAGCGCACGCGCTCGAGGAAGCCAGCGCTGCGTGGCGAGGCAGTGCTGACATCGGGATAGTTGCGCTCGGGCTGGAGCAGCTCGATATATTCGCGGACCTTGCGCAGGATCGGGCGGCGTGAGCGGGTGCCGGCGGGATCATCTCCGGGCTCGGGCGCGAACTGGGCCGACGGGTTTACGGTGCGCTCATAGACGACCACATGCTTGGCGCGGTGCCATAAGGCGCAGACCCTCCCCAAGACCTCGACCTGCTGACGCTGGACGCGGCCATTGTGCGTCTCGCTGATGATCGTGACCTTGCCGTCGAGAAACTCTGCCTTCTGGGTGGCGTTGCCGCCGATCGGTGACAGTGCGATCTGCTCGATGGTCCCGCCGCGCGATTGTGGGTTCTTGAGCAGGATGTTGAAGAGATTGAGCGACTCGATGGGCCAAAGGGCACCGCCGCTCAAACCTTGGGGATGATGGCGGGGAAACCCCGGCGCGCGGGTTTTCTCGGCATCGGTATAGTCGGCGCGCAGACCGCCGATCTGTGGCCATGCCGACTGGGCCTTTTCTCCCTCGGGCCCGTCGGCACCAGTGCCGAGCGTATTGTCGACGAGCGGAGCGCGATGGAGGGCTGTGCCGCGGAGCGCGAAGCGAACGCCATCGGAAAAGCGTGCGGGCGTAAAGTCGATGGCCGAATCGAGATCGCGGGCCCAGATCTCGAGCCGCTCGGGCCGGCGGGCGAAGGCTGCGCGCAGCGCGTCCCAGCGATCGGAGAGGACGGGCTCGGCATCGGTCTCGCGAGCCGGACCGGTGGGATGTCCGACGAGGGCTTCGATCTCCGCGACGCGCGCGCCGCGTGCAATCGATCGCTCTTTGGAGACATCGATGCCGACCGGCATTCCGAAGAGGAATTCGGCGCGCAGATAGGCGAGCGCCGCGCCAAGGCCGTAGGCGCCGGACTGCCGGAAGATGTCGTGGCTTGCCGCTTCGGGGATGAAATAGCCCCGTGCGACATCGCTCGGGGCAATCCACAGTTCGGCGGAGGGCGTCAGGCGATATTCGACGGCGCGTCGCTGGCGATCGCTCTTTGCCTCATCGAGGATGGCGTTCCCATCCTCGTCGAGGATGACGTCACCTGCTTCATCCTTAAGGTAATGCCTGACGAACGGTCGCGCCGCCTCGGCATCGTCGGCACCGACGGGCAGGTCATGGATTTCGAGCCGGCGAGGCTTCTCCGCGCTTTCACCGATCACCTGTGGGGGCAGGCTGTAGCGATAATATTGCGAGACCGTGCGATACTGCCAGACGCGATCGTCGCCCGAATAGATGGCGACCGAAGCGCTATCGGCTCGACCGCGGTCGGACAAGGGCTGGTGGCGGAAGCGGAACACGCTGAAAGGCTCGAACGACAGGACGGCGTAGGAGCGCTCGCCGCCGTCCTTGTCGACATCATAGATATCGGCCCGGAGTTGCCGATCGGTGCGTGGCAGGATGGTCTCGGTCGCGCTCAGCCAGTAGCGAACGTCATTTCCACCGGTGATGTCCGGACCGCTCTCGCTGGCCTCCAATGCTATCAGGAGCGGCGCGGCGCGCCCGCTCCGATCGAAGCGTCCAACGTCGACGCCGATTGGTGTCACGGTGCTGGCGGGCAGGACGAGCCGCAGTTCGGCAGCGATTCGTCCCTGAGGGTACAAAAGACGCGCGCGGCCTCGTCCATCACCCTTGCCGCCTATACGGAGATGCGCGTCGGGTGCTTTAGCGTCCTTGAACTTTCCCTCCGAGAGGAATGCGAGCGACGCCAGTCGCCCATTCCAGGCAGTTGCGTTGGCGGCGTCTGTTCGAACCGCGAAGGAAGCGAAGAAGTCGGGGGTGCTCGGGCCGCCAACCACGGTCGGCCGCCAACTCTGGTCATGGGAGAGGGTGAGCGGGACAGGGACGCCGACCTTGCCGGCCTGAAAAAAGGTGATGCCGTTCGCTGTGATAGACAAGTGCGTGGCGCCGTCCGCTTCGGGCGTATGATCGATACGGTCATCCTCGGCGATGAGGGTCAGCCGCATCGGAGGTCGCGCATGTGCGCCTGACGGATTGCCGTCGCCGTCCGATTGCGCACCCCACGCGACAAGACCGGTGTGGGCATCGGTGCGCGCGGGCAATGGCGAGCCGTAAAGGCAGAAGCGGACTTCCTTCGCGGACCCAAGTTTGAGATCGGGTAGGAAGGACGGCGGGTGCCCTGCTTCGCCAGGCAGGAGCGACTGGCGAACCGCGGCAAAAGTGTGGGCAGCAAAGCCCACCAGTCCCCTTTCAAACGGCTTGTTCGCGACGACGGGCGTCGATGTGATGGCATCGACAAGCTCGTCCCAATGGAGGCGGATCGCGACGACGGGCGACCATGTCGCGTCCTGATCGATGGCCCACTGGGTGTTGTCCTTGATCCCCCAGCTCAGTTCGCAATCTGCTGAGAGCTGGCTGCCGGTGGCGAGCCAGCCTTCAATATCAGTCGTGCCGCCAGTCAGGCCGTAATGGACTGAAGTAACCCGGCGCCCGCCAAGCTCGTCGGCGAGGCGAAGCATGAGGCGGCCATCCTCATCGGAGACGAGGTCGCTCTCATCGCTCGGATGGTCGCCTCCCTCGTCGCGTTGCACGCGGACACGGTAGACCAGACCCGTAACGGGCCCGTCCTTACCCGTACGCGAAAAGCGGAGACTGAGATCGGCCGGGTCGTTTCTGGAGTAGCCGAGCCACCTATGCGTTGGCAGGGAAAATCCGTACGCTCCAAGGACGTCCTCGACGAAGCATCGACTGTTCTCCGGCCAGTACCGTCCGATGTTCGCGGTGGATTCGTTGTAGATGACGAAGTCCTGGCCATAGGGCCTGTCCCATTCGCCTCGCTCGCTGAAACCGAAGTTGCCGAGCTTGAACTTGCTCGCAGAGACTTTGTGTTTATCCAGCGCGATCAAAGAGCCGCCGGTTGCGTTGTCCCTGGCCCAACCGCCGAACAATCGGTGAATCGTCGGAGCAACAGGCTTGCTGCCGGTCGGGTAGCATAGATATTGCGCGACCAACGGAAAGGCGCGAGCCTGCGAGACTTGGGATTGCGACACCGGCAGCGGTATGTTCAGGTAGAGTCGGAACGTCGCGGTCTTGCCCACCATGGTGGTGCGCAGGCCCGAGGATGTCCTGTCAGCGGCTTCGACGCCGGTGTCCTCAAAGAAGACTCCATTGGCAAGCGGCAGGCGGAGATCGAGGCTGCCGTCCCCGTTGAACTGCTCGATCAGGAACGCACCCCGGAAATTGAGCCCGCCTTTTGCCGCGGCTTCATCGAGCCAGACGGTCCACCCCGCGTTTCCGTGGCTGGCAATATGATCGAGGGCGAGGTCGCCGACGATATTCTCCGGGACGACCGGCTCGGGCGGATGGCCATCAAGGTCGCCGGTTCCGGGCAACCATCGCAAAGCGCCGCGATGGCCATCCGCGGCCGCTTCGAAATGAATTTCGAGAACCCCCGACCTAGCCTCGATTGTTGGGGAAGCGCTCGTGGCCGGGGGCCAACGGAAGCGCCCGTATAGCCTGAACGCGAGAGTCATCCGCGCAGCGCCTTCCCCCAATTGGCCGGAAGTGCGACTATATGCGCAGCTGCTTGCCGAGGTAAAGAAGAGCTTGCTCTAAAATGGTTGGGGCTAGTCTTTTAGTACGTTGTTGCCGACGGGGGTGCGAGGTTGGAGCGCGAACGCAAGAAATGGCCAAGCGCGCGGTATCATTTGCGATTGACGGTATCATTGTAGTACGCCTTGTCTAAGCAGGCCTTGACGAACAGGCATGGCGGCAAAGTCATGGGACGCGTGAGATCTTCGGATCATTCACACTCAAAAAAAAGCCGAGTTTGAAAGGGATGATATGGCAAGTCTCGAGATCAAGCTGGTGGTCGGCATTCCGTCGCCCGCGGTTCAGTTTTATTTCGCCGGTATCGGCGGGACGTTCAACGGAGGCGTCAAATGCAGTCCGAGCCCGAAGATTGACCTCGATGTTGCAGGGGCCGATTCGTTTTCATTTCCGACACTCACATGGGGCACCACGCACGCCTATGAAGACGGCGATGCGCCGATTGTGGCCGGCAAGCCGGACTGGTTTCGGAACCTGAATGCGGGCGCGAAGCCGACTGAAAGCGAGCAACTGGCGCGCACCCCGGCGAACCTGAATGCCGAATTCGTCGCATTTGCCGGGGCAAGCCACGCGGTCAAATTCTGGGTCGTGGGCGCCAATCCGCTGCTGGCGCTGGCGCCTGCGATCGACGCCGACATCATAGTCGGACTGCGCAAGGCGGGAACGAAGGTCCAGTTCGCGGTGTCAGGCGCGCATGATGGCTTTCCGAACTACACGCTCTCGATTGGTGGAAAAACGGTATATTCTTGGGACTGTGTTACGCATGGCGAGACGCCAAGCGCGTTGAAGCCTCCCATGGATCAAAGCATCAGCCTCGACTGGCAGGATCTCTGATCTCGACGGAAGCGGATTGGCTTATGAACTGAGCTCGTGCAGGCGATGCCCAGCATCGGCTCGACCGCGTCGTCGAACAAATCATCCTCTTCGGGCACGATGACCATGACGTTTCCGCCCATCTCGGCAGCGCTCAAGCAAACCTTGTTAGTGAGCTGGCTCACTGCCCGCTAGTCGGCATAGAGGTAGCGGTTGGCGTTCCGTGCAAAGGGAGCGAGCCGATCGACGGCCAAATAGTAGCGGAGGATTGGTTTGCCGGCCGACGGTCAAACGATGGCTTCTGCAAGCGCTTGGTCAAGGGCGCTTCGTCGCAGTGGGTGTAGAGCAACTGCTCGCGGCGACGGGCCGCTCATATTCAGCGCCCCATGCTTCCGGCAGTGCGTCCGGATCTATCCTCGCGGCAGAGCGCGCGAGACTACTCGGAAGAATACGGGGCGATGAGTTCGAATCCTACAATGGGATCAAATCTCAGTCCCACACTCGGTCCCACACCGCAATAAAACCGCCGAATTCAGCGCTGGTGCGCAACCTCACGTCTTATTTAACTTATTGAAAATAAGGAATAAATGTGGCGGAGCGGGAGCCCGTCACAAGAAGAGCGTTTTATGGCGGATTTATGCGGGTTTGGCGCTTGTGCGTAAGATCGATACCCCGAAATATACCCCAACCGCTAATTTGGCTTCCAGTTAGGAACCCGAACCCCGGCTGGCCCACGCCGAATCATCCGCCGCAAAAGCGTCCCCGTGAGTCACCTCGGCTGGGGCCCGATCGAGCAGGGCCGGCGTCGGCTGGATCGACAGCGAAGATCGCCCGTCGTCGTCAACTCATCGGCTCACGGTTGCCGGAGCCTTATTCCGTTGCGAGCGATCAGATCATTGACTTCGTCCATGGGGTCGGCCCGCGGTTCAAGGCTATCCCCGGGCCGGTTGATGTCGGCCCAGAAGGTGACGTCGCTCAGAGTGATCGTGCCACCCTCAATGCTTTCGTAGCAGGTGTCCCAGGCGCCGCCGGACCAAGATGCAGTCGCCGCGCCCCGCTCCTCCCATAGAAGCATGTCGCGCCCGTCCTTCCGATCCTTGGGCATTGCATCGATAGGCTGCCATTCGATTGCCATCACTATTCTCCCAACGCTCGGCCTAGCGGCGCCCTTGGCCGATGAAGTTGCGCGATGTCGGCCGGGGCGGGTAGCTGCCGTCGAACTTCGTATGCAGCGCCTTGCCTTCGGCAGTAAGCGATAGGTCAGTGTCGATCAGGCTGCGGTTCTGGAGCACCGTAACGATGCCCTGCCCCGGCCCAACGCCCGACGCCCGGACGAGCAGATGCAAGGCTTCCCATTCCTCGCGCGTCAAATGCTCGCTTTTCATGACCGGCTTCCTTAGTTTCGCGGACATGGCTCAGATTCGAGCCATCGTACATGCCTTCGCACCATGGGGCGCGTCGTGCGTTTACTCTTCGGCCATGACGGCGATCAGCGACTGCCGCCAGCCGTCTTCGCTCGCATAGCGGTTCTCATGCTGATCCTCGACCTCGCCGTTCGCGTGCAGGATCGCCTGTGCGTCGCCTAGCCCATGATCCTTGATCAACGTATTGTCGACGACGAGTGGCACGAGGCCGCCATAGCGCGACACGCGCCAGCCTTGAATGGGATGCCGCTCCACTAGCGGCCCACCATCCTCTGAGCCTTCAGGATGGAACGCGAGCACGAAACAGCCCGGCGCAGCTGTGAAGTGCGGCATACTGTTCTGAATGATGTCGTCGATCGCGACATCGGAGACGTCGACGCCGAACGTGCTGCCGCCTCCATCCATAATGACCTCAGCTTCGATGACGGTTTTCTCGCCCCCGCTGTGGCGCATCATCCGCGCCGGCGTGATCTTGTGGATGCGGGACACGGGATAATAGGACCCGTCCTTGGCTTTGAAAAAGCTCACTGCTGGGATCCTCTTTTTCTCGCGTTAATGTGCTGCCGGTCCGCCGGGTCAAGCTTCGGCAAGCCACTGGCGACCGCGCGTTCGATCTGCGCCCGGATCGCGTCGTTCGCCAGGTAATTGTGCTCCCCTGCGTAGGTGAGCTGAGACCCATTCCACAGGCTTCCCTTGGTCACCATCATCAGGCGTCCGCAGAATAAGCGTTGTATCCGCCTGGCTTCCTCGGGGAGCGGGATTTCGTCACCGTTCTCGTCGTATCCGTAAAAACCGTCGTCCCATGCAGATCGAGGGGCATACACGCCTCGCGAAATCTCTACGATCTCTTCGGAGAAAGGGCTGTCGACGTCATCGTACACGCCACTGGGCATCAGTTCTTCAAGCTCGAAGACAATGAACGATTCGGCTGGCTTGGCCGAGATATATTCGAGGGTCATTGATCGCGGCTTTGCGATGTAGGCCAGCCGCCCCTGTGGGCGAAGCACGATTGTGCCAGGCTCACGGCCGATGCCAACAGCTGCAATGTCGACCCCGCCACCAGATGCGAGATGAAGGTGGTTTACGGCTCGCACGAACGGCTGAATAGCCTCCGCGATCGCCTCTTGATCAATCCATGTCGAGGTTGTGGGAGGGGTCTGTCCGACCGCTTCCTGAATAGCGGCCGCCCATCTGCGGCGGCATTGTTCCAGGTACTCAAGATGCCCTGCTTCCGTCATACGATCGGTACCCGTTCAAGAATCGCCTGAGCTATCATGGATCGCCGATCCCCCCGAGGCGACCCCGCTGCTGGAGTTGTTCCCGGCCGGCTTCTCACCCGGCTATCGGGCGCGAGGATCTCGCAGGCTTTTGGTCATCGATATCGCGGCCATGTTGTAGGCGAGCGATATCCGCATCAGCAGCCGAGCATCGGGGTACTCCTGCGCATCTGCAGCCCGATCGGCCTCGGCTTTGAAGGCGTTGCTGAGATGCTCGGCCGCCTCGGCATGCCATAGCAGTGCGCTCACGCCGACTGCCTCCACCCCATCGGGTTGGCGATCCAGGCATCAATGTCGCTTTCATACCAGGCGACGAGACCCTGGCTGATCTGCAGCTGCGGCGGAAAGGTGCCTGCCTTCATATGGCTGTAAATGGTGCTGCGGGCCAATCCAGTACGCGACCGGACCTCGGTCAGGCGCAGCAGCTTGTCGCGGTGGCGGTCGATATTCATGCGTCGGTCTCCCCGATGGAAAGTTCTTCGAGATGGTATGCGGTGGTGGTGTCTTCGATCATGTCGCCGAGGGTGCGGGAGCTGTCGTCGTAAAGCTTCTGATCAAGGCTCCGGGGGCCGTACTGGCTCTGCCAGTCCGCCAACCCTTTGCTGACAAAGCTCCTCATCACGCTGCGGATCTGCTCGACCTCGATGCGGCCCTCCATGATGGCGAGCTGAAGTTCGCCGGCGACGTCGTCGCGGAGAGCCCGTTCGAGGCCTTTCGGCAATGCGGCTTCGATCAGCTTGAGAATCGCAGAACCGTCGAGAACCTTGCCGGTAGCGCGCATGCGCTTGCGGATCGCAACGGAGCGGCGGCGCTGGTCGTCAGGGCTCATCTCGCGGCGGATCGCCCAGATGTGCCTGTCGTGGACGCTCGTGTCCTTGGCCAGATCGGCGACGACGGCGCCTGCGAGCAGGCCCGCCACGACGGCAGCTCGATCCGCCTTCGGTAGCGGCTGGAAACCCCGCGGCATCCCGTACAGGTCCCACTTGGCAGAGCACCAATAGTTGTGGCCGATCAGTCGACCGCAGGCGCAAGAGACGCCCTGCTCGAACAGCTTCGTCCGGAGCGGTAGAGAATGCTTCAAGACGGTCGCTGGACTGAGGTCCAGGCTCCGTGCAATCATCGCGGGCGGGCATCCCTCGGTGACCATTTGCTCTATCTTCCCGATCCAGCGATGCCCGAGCGCGGCTGGGGTGTTCTTCACACAGCCACCCGGATGACGGAACGGCCGTCCGCAGAGGCACGGCGGCGGCTCAGAGCGACGGCGATCGGTCCAGAACTTGACGGCACGCTGGACGGTGCTGAAGGGAACTCCCGATCCCTCGCTCATCCGACGAATGCTCATTCCGTCGCGGTACCGCTGCCAGAGGTACGCCTTCTTCTCGTCCGGCAGCTCTGGCAGGGTGGCCACCTTCGCGGCGCGGCATGCGCCTCGGTGATTGCGGCGGCGTCCACAGGCGCAATTGGCTGGAAAGGGGCACGGCGCCCTGTGATTTCGCTCCTTGCCGCAGCCAGGGCATTGATCCGAGAGCCTTCCTCCTGCCGCAATGACATCTCTCATGACCTCGGTAATCCGCCACTCGCTTTCGCCGGTCCGATCGCAGATCGCCTTGATGTTCCAGCCGGCGCGGATGAGGCGCACAGCCTTTGTGCGCGTCGCCTCCTGCATGCTGCTGCCAGCCGCTCCGAACTTGATCGTGATCGGCTTGGCTCCGGCCTTGCTGTAACGGTGGATGCAGCCCACCGGATGGTCCATCGGTCTGCCGCAGCCGCATTTCATACACGACGGGAGCCCAGCTTGGTCGCCCGAACGGGCGCTGCATTCGGCTTACTGCCAGTCGATTGGTGAACAGCAACTTCATGAGATCGCCGAGACTCTGATCGCTGCTAGCCAGCCCGCGCCGCCCGCGTGGTTCGGTGTCCGAATGTCCGTCGTGTGGACCCTCTTCATGGCTGGTCGCGACACTGACGAAGACAAGTTCGCCGTCTGGCTCGGCGAAATGGCTCGACTGCTCAGCGACCTCCCGCACGACATCGTCGGGCACGCGATCGATGAGGCCATGCTGCTCCTCTTCCAGGCCGCCAGCGCCGTGTGCGTCACCCGCCTCTCGCCGCCCGATTTCGCCCTCGCGGCATACGACGGCGCCACCAGGGTCGCCCGGGCGCGGCTGGTCGAGGTCATGGGCGCGAAGCAGGCGAGGAACTGAGATGGCAACTGATCTTGCAGGAGAGGCGACGTGAAAGTCTTCGCAATCATCGTGCCGGATTGGGCGATCTACGGATGGCTGGCGGTGTCGGCCGTGCAAGCCTTGTTCGCCATTCTCAGCTTCACCCTTCGCGGCCGCGACAAGGCAAATCATCGGGAGACGTTCGAGTGATCCGCTTCACCTTGGAGATGGATAACGCCCTGCGTGGCGCGCACTGCGCCGGGCTCACTCTGAAGGAAACCGGCGAAATTGTTGGGGTGAGCGATGAAGTCATAAGCCGAAGAAAGCGGGAGTTGAACCTGCCCCCACTTCGGCCATGGGCAAAGATGAGGGCTATTCAACGATGAATGACCTGGTCGAACGCCGGCATCAGAGTGCCGAAATGGCTGAGTGGATTACTTCCCCCGCCACCGACCTCGAGGCCGCCATCGCCCGCTTCAAAGCCGACCTCCCCGGTTGGTGGTTCTCGGTGGGCGAGTGCCAGATATCGTGCGACGCCTCTTGCGCGCCGACCGACGAGAGCGAGCACATAGCCCTCGCGGTGCGTGGCAATCAGTTCGACAGCGGTTTCGATTGCGACCTCGCCCAGCCCTCGACGCTGGCCCTCGCTCTCGACGAGGTCCGGAAACAGGCGCTTGCCGCCATCGCCGAGGCAGGCTCCAACGGTGTCGGTTGATCCCAGCCGCCCTGCGCCGGCAAGCATCGATATGACAGGCCTCGTCTGGCGCAACGGCGACGAACCGTTCCCGGGCCCGTGGCTGCCCATATCATCTGCACCGCGCGACGGGCGCCTGATCACCGTGATGGATCTCGACTCGGCCAGCGTCGAGATGTGGTGGAACTCGACCGGCACGAACGCGGCGTTCCAGTCGAGCTGCGGGATCTGGCAGACCCTCGACGGCCAATTTACTTGGAGCGAAGAGCGCGGCTGGGGCCCGACGTATTGGCGGCCCTGCTCCGCCGAATTGGAGCAGTTCCTGCTGCTTATCAATCGCAACGCCCGCGAGGCGGCCAATGCCGAGTGATCCCAGCCGCCGCCCATCGAACGACCGCGTTCGGCTGGAAGTCGATTTCGACGCACTGGTATGGGTGGAGTGCTCCAGCTGCCTCGGCGACGGATGGCACTATCCGATGGCTCGCGGGATCGCCGACCGCCTGCTCAAAAACCGCAAGGTGACCTGCCAGCTGTGCAGCGGCCTTGGCGCCGTCCAAGCGCGGAAGATTGAGTGCGGGCCGAATATCCGCGTCGTGCCCGCCCCGAAGGGCGCACCAGTCTCGGGCGCCCGCTGATGGGGGAACGCGGCGCCAGTCTGGAGCAGCGGGTCTATCGCGCCGTCCAGGAGCACTTCCGCGAGTTCGGTGCCTCGCCCAGCTACTGCGACATCGCGCGCGCCGTCGGCATTGCCGCCAGGCACGTTGGCCGGCCTCTGCAGGGGCTAACGAAGCGCGGCCTGCTCACTGCCACGCCGGGGGAGCCGCGATCGATCCAGCTCGCCGATCGGCTGGCCAACGTGTCCGACATCGAGATCGAACGCGCCGTGATCGCCCGCGGCGGTGCGATCCGCTGGCCTGCGCGGCTGGATGTGGCGGATTGCGGAATAGAAAAATGACCATGAATCAACCACCTCACGAGGCACAGGCGGAGACCGGCAATGGCGCGGAATAGGCGGATCAAGAGCATCAGAAAGAGCGCTAAGTCCGCCGCGCCAGCCGCGCGCCGCGCCCCGCAGCCCGGCGCCGATCGTCCGACGCCCGAGATGGAGACGCGGGTCAAGTTCGACCTCGGCCAGGTAACCACCGAGACGGGCCTGCTGTTCGGCTTCGCGTATCGCCGCCGCCCGCTGATCGAAAGCATGGGCGTGTCCGGCGGGCTGAGCCCGGACGAGCTCAACGCCCTTCGGTTCTATCGCACCGCCTTTGACCGCTCGGAGCGCTCCCCGATGCGGTCCTGCCTGAACATATCGGGCGTCGGCGGCACCAACGCAGCGTCGAACCTCATGAACGCGACGCCGGCGATGATCGATGCGAAGCGCAAGGTGCGTTTCTGCGAAAGCGGCCTTGGCCCACTACTCACCACCATGCGCGGCGTGGTCCTCGACGACAGGTCGTTCTCAGATCTCGCTATGGATCGGTTCGGATCGCGGCTGGTGAAGGCCAGCAGCGGAAGGACACGCGTCGCCCCTAAGTCCGGCCGGCACCGGGAGGCGATCCGCCAAGAGTTCATTGCCGGGATGCGCGTGCTTACCGATCAGATCCGGCACATGATCACCACGGGCGGCACCGAGGAGGTCTGGGTCGATCCACAGGACGATGGTACGGCGACCATCCGCCGCAGCGTGGCCGCGCCCGCTGGCCGGTACCGCTGCTGGGGAGACAACATTCTGATCGACCGCGTCATGGCTGCTCTGCACGAGAAGTACGGCGATGTGTTGGCCTTCAAGTCGGCGGACATCGCCATATTTGCGCTTCAAAAGATCGAGGAAGGTCGGTTGCGCCACCTCGAGCCGGAAGAGCTTGCCGCGTAGTTAGACGGAGATGTAGGCTCCACCGTCTTCGCCAGGGATGACGGTTATACCCGCGTTCTCGTAATTGTCGCTTGCGATCTCTGTCAGCGTGGCGAAGTCGTCTAGGCCGGACCAGCCTTCCTCTCGATCCCATAGCCGCCGCAGTTCGGCGTGCATCCGTCCAATCAAGCCATAAGCCGGAGTGCCAGCGATTTTTTCGACAAGTTCGTCCTGGTCCGTCCAGTCCTGATCGAGCCCGTCGAGGTGCCCGAGCAGATAGGCCGCCAGCCTCAGCGGCCTCCCAGCTGGCTCCAACGTCTCGCCAGCGAGCAGATTGACGTCTTGGTGGTCGTAGAACCGGTCAATGGCGGCATCGACCGTAACTGGCGTCGTCTCTAGAGAGCTTAGGAGAGAGGCAAGGAAGTCCTTGGTCGCCTCGGGGAAAATGCCGGACGTTCGCCTGCACGCGTAATACTCTTCCCACATCAAATAGGCTTGTGGCCCGAGATGATTGTCGACCCATTCGGTGATCTGCGTCTGAAGGAGTACCCCTGGGCAGTCTTCGTCCCGGAACTTCAGATCTTCCGCATGAGCCCCCTCGTGAGCCAAGATCATCAACGCCTGCGAATGTTCCGGCGATCCCGCAGAGTGAACCCAGAGCGGCAGAAGGACTTCGATGTCGCTGACAATCTGCACCATTGGAACGCCATCCCGAAGTGTCCGGACGTTCATGGCCACGCCCTGAATGTTTTCGTTCTGCGAATGCTCGACAGGGGCCGTGGCAGCAAAGCCGCGGTCCACAGAAGCAAGGCCGTCGGCGTAATTATCGGTCACCACCAGCCGCTCCACGCGCTGAAGGTCCATAGACTGGCTTAGGATAAATATGTGCGCGAGAAGCGTATGGCCGAACTCTTTCGCCTTTTCGGGGTCATCGATGCCGTGGATGCTAATGGATAGTTCGGGGTGGGTCAGGTAGGTCGGGGCTTCAGTCTCTTCACGGTCCATCGCTTTATCACCTCGCTCGAATCGCCCGGTCATAGCATGGTCGCGACCGGGTCGCGTGTCAGCGGACAGGGCCGATGCGCCAAGGTCGAACCGGAAGAACTGGCATTCTGACGCTGTGCGCCATGGTGGTGGGCGAGCAGTGTGCTACGAACGCGAGATGAGTTGGTTTTCTGATGCACTCGCCGAAGGTGCTAAAATCGTTGGAGGAGGCGTGGTCGCTGCCGCGATTACGCTCGTCGTCAATGGACGCCGGCAAGACAATGACCTTAGGCGGACGGCCACTTCCTTGGCGAACCGGCTCGTCCCCCTATTTCACCTTTACGCTGGATCCTGCGCCAGAGTGCGCAGTCAGCACCTCAACGACCAAGGCGCAAACTGGCCATATGAAGGCCCGTATGATTTTTCTTGGGTCGGTTCGATGCCCGACGCACCCGTGCTGCCGGAAGACGATCAGGGTTGGCGCGCCCTTAATCCACAACTCGGGGCCCGAGCGCAGAGCTTTCACCTCCTTGTACACGGCGCAAAACAAGCGATCTCCGGCGCCTCGGAATATGGGGACGCGGAGGATGTAGCTATCGAACTTGAGAAGTACGCCGCAGTCGTTGGTCTTGAGGCCTACCGTCTCGCGACCGATCTTGCGGACGAATACGGTCTACCGCGGCAGGAGATGCCGTGGAATTATGTCGAGCACTTCGAGGCGGAACAGGCGCGGATTGAGGCTCATTGGGAGCAATCTAGGGCGGCACATCTTGAGATGATGGAAGGGCTAGAAGTGGCAGCGGACGACGCCGCGGCAGGCGGGTAGAATTACGCCGCTTACCATGCCCTTGCACGGGGGCAACAGATGTGCCATGGTCGTCATGGTCAAGAAATGCGCCCGCATCCGAAAGGTTAGCGGGCGTCGTTGTATCTGGCTTTGGCGCGGCCTTACTCAGCGCCCCCCGAAATCAGGAGCCTGCACATGAGCGACATCAAGTTCGTGATGAGCAAGGCCGACGGTCTCACGGTCGCGGATATGGAAACGGCCTACCAGAAGATGGCCGAGATCAAGCGCCTTCGGAAGCTATATGACGCGCCGGGGCACGCCCTGCCGGCCGTCGGCGGCTTCTCCGACCAGGAGATGATCGAGGCCGTGGCTCCTGCCTACGGCCAGGAACTACTGCGGCGCATCAACGATCTGGTGGCGCAGCTGGTGCCTCTCGGTTTCAAGATCGTGTCTGAGCCGGAGGCAGCGTGATGTCGGACCTTATCCCGACGCGCTATGCTGTCGGCGATGACGACTTCGATCCCGAGGTTGGGCGTCGGCTCATCATCTCGCTCAACGGTGTCCTGCAAGACCATGTCATCGCCTACGACATCGAGGCGGGCATCGTTACCAAGCACAAACTGGACGAGGCCGGTGAGATCATCATTGATCGTGAGCGCGAGGAGATCGTGAAAATCGACATGCACGGCGCGGTAACCGTTGTGCTCAACCCGGAGGTCACAAGCGCATGACCGAACAGATGGCGATTGCCCAGGCGGTTGCCGCTCACGTCGATCTTGCAAAGGCGAAATCGCTGCGAAGCCGGCTCGACTCCCACGGGCACCGCATGTCCTCTGATGCCAAAGAGATCCTATGGGCGCTGGTGTTCGCGCACGAGGACGCCGCCAAGGAGTTGGTGGAGGCTGCCTCGCGTGGCTGAGCCCAGCTGGCGCAGTGATAAGCGCAAGACTGCTGAGCGAGGGTACGGTGGCAAGTGGCAGAAGGCACGCGAGACGTTCCTCGATGCTAACCCGCTGTGCGTGCGGTGTGACGACAAGGGGCTGACCACCGTCGCCACCGTCGTCAACCACCGTGTCCCGCACAAGGGCGACCTGAAGCTGTTCTGGGACCGGAAGAATTGGGAGCCGGTCTGCAAGCCCTGCCATGACGGTGATATCCAGAGGGAAGAGCGATCGGGCATCGTCCGCGGTTCCGGCCGGGATGGTCGGCCTCTCGATCCTTCACATCCGTGGAACCGGGGTTAACCCGCAGCGCTCACATCAAGACGAGCTCGACCAAGAAACGGTCGGGCCGAGGAACGGCGTGGGCAAATCGAGCCCAGCCACCTGGTCTCGCGTGACCAAGTTGGTTGGCTGATTACCATGGATGCGGCCAGACACTTGACCGTGCAGAGTGATGGACCCGTTGTTGATGACATCGCGAGAAACTTGCCCATGGATGACGGCGCGTCCGCCTTTGTCGACGATCAAGCCGCCCGATAGTTGCCCTCGGACAATGAGGTGTCCGCCGCTCCTGACGTAGGTTGTGCCCGTGACCTGCCCTTTCGTCTCGTGATGGCCGGTAACTTCAAGATCTCCAATGTGCTGCATGCCTGTCGTCCCGCTAAGAATAGGCGCGAAGGCTAACCCAGCCTTTCGCGCTGGACCACCCCCCGGTCGAAAGTCTGGGGGGCGCCGATCTCCTGACCGGTGGTGTCCCTCCGTGCGCACTGAGACCAATTTTTGAGGGGGGAGGGTTTCGGCCCGAACCGGAGAATCTGATGGCCGACCTGATCGAGCTACAAGGCGGCGACGGCGTCCCGCCTGAGCCGAACTGGCGCACCATTTTTGGCGGCGCGGACGACCGCAAGGCGGCTGCCGAATACACCACGAAGCGGGTCGGCGGCGGCGTCAAGAACCCGACCGCCATGCGCGCGCTGCGGATCGCCGCCGCGTAATTACCGAGGCCGGCCGCCGCGCCGGCCTCGCCCCCCTCGCTCACGGAGTGAAAAGAATGAGCAGCACGAAAGCCACGGTCGACACGACCGACATCAAGCCCTCGCAGATCCCCAGCGTTTCTGACACGGCGGGCCTTACCGAAGATACCCTGACCCCCGCGACCAAGGTCGATGCCAGCGGCGCGTTCATCGAGCCGGAGATCGTCGACCGCATCGACGTGGATCACCCGGCTGTCGACAACAACCCCCGCAAGGGTCAGCCGAAAATCGCCAATCAAATCGACTTCAACGATCCGCACCTCACCTCCGAGGAAGCGGTCGAAAAGAACCTGGCCAACCAGGGCGAATAAGCCCGGCCAGCGCACGCGGAGTTGCCCATGACCCTTCCTGTTTCCCGCGATGAGGCGAAGGCGCAACTCCGCGTCGATGGTAATGACCAGGACACCGAAATTGATGATCTGATCCGCGATGCGGCGGCATGGGTCGAAGACTACACCGGACAGATCCTCGAGGCTCGCGACGTGGTCGAGCATTTTACGGGTTTCCGCCCTATCAGTTTGCGCGCCTGGCCGATCGACCCTGCCGCGGTGGCGACCGTCGAATATGTGGCAGGCGCAGGCCCGGCGCTGGCGGTTGGCTCGCGGCTCGACGCTACTAGACGGCCCGCTCGCGTATCACCTGCACTCGGCTCCTTTTGGCCATTCATCGATTCCCGTCAGAGCTTCACGGTTTCCGTCCGTGCCGGGTACGAAGACCCGGACGACGTGCCCCGGGGAATGTGCCGGGCGATGCTGGTCATGATCGCAGCCTTTGACGCCGACCGGGAGGGTGGAGAGACCTTCGCGAAGGCTGAGGCCGCAGCCAAACGACTGTGCCGGCGATACAAGCGGTACTCCCTGTGAAGAAGGGAGAGCTGAACCGCCGCATCTCGATATGGCGCGCCGAAACCGTCGATGATGGCACTGCCACGGTCGAGGGTGAGCCTGCCGAGATCGGGAAGCGGTGGGCGAAAAAGCAGGACGTGAGCGACGGCGAACGCCTCCGCGCCTCACAGCAGGGGCAAGAGCTGGCAACCCGGTTCACGGTCCTGAGCGACAGTCTCACGCGGACGATCACAGGCAAGGACATCCTGATGTGCGAGGGCGTCTCATTCCAGGTCGTGGGCACGAAGGACATCGGCGCCCGCCGGCATGACGGCATCGAGATCACCTGCAGTTCGCAGCCGGACATCACCGCATGAAGCTCGTCGTCTCGAAGAACTTGAAGAGCAATCTTCAGGCGATGGGCAAGGCGCTGACGCTCGCCCCCACCGAACTTGTCGTGCCTCGGTTGACGCGCGCCGTGGCCCACCCCGGCACGTCGGGCATCTGCCAGGTGACGATCGGCGGGTTGACCGAGGTATCCACGCTGACGCTGGTCGCCCTGGGCGTCGTCAATACGATGGAGGTCACAAGCCCTTCCACGGTGGTGATTGTCACGCCCGGAAAAGCATGTGGCCCATCCGCCAGCGCGGTGACGCCGGAGAGCGCCGTCAGCTTGTCGCTGGCCTCCTGCGCGCCGATCGCCTCGCGCCAGCCCTCCTCGTCGGCCGCATCGACGATAGAGAGCGTGAATGCGCTCGGCGTCTCGCCGGCCGCATATGCTTCGAGAACGTCCGGCAGGTCGACCGGGGCGTAGGGCAGATCAAGCCAAGGGGTGATCCCGTCGCCATATTTGACCAGGCGGGTTTCCACTTCGATCGAGGGCTCACCCGGCCGGAGTACCGGGTTTGCGGCCGTCCAATTGGCCGTCGTATCGCGGCGTAGCTCGAAACGAACGGTAGGCATGCGTCAGGCCTCCGTGTAGGCGCCGCCGCCACTTAAAACGACGTCGTCGACGTCACTGATGGGCTCAGCCTCGGCAAGCTCTCCCTCGGCACCAGGCGCGAGATAGCTGTCCGGGTCGAACTCGTGCATCTCGGCATTGTGCTCCTCAAGCTGCAGGCCGACTGAGAAGTCCTGATTCAGGCCCCAGCTGGTGACCTGGAAGGCATAATTGGAGAGCCCGTACCGCGAGGTGTCGAGCTGGACCGTGTCGAGTGTCGAGATGGCAATGCCTATGATGTTCATCGGCCAGGTGACGCGGCGCTCCGCTTGTGCCTTGCGGAGGTAGTATTCGAGGATCCGCTGCCCTCGGTAATGCGAGGTAATGTGCGGCAGATCATAGGAAATCTGCCGCACGTCATCGGCATATGCGGAGCGCGTGGGAACGTCGGCGGGCTGATATTTGCTGGGCTCCACGTACGTGCCTGAAACTTCGTTGCCGAGCTGGTCGCCTTCCATGAGGGCGGGCACCACGATCGGGCCGGACAAGTCCATTTCCTTGAGGGTCGCCGTATCCGACCCGCAGGCCGACGCGCTGTTTGCGCCGATGATGTTCGAGGACGATACCTTGCCGGCTGGGAATTACTGGTGGTGGATCAGGATTTATGATGCCGCCAGCAACCTGATTTCGACCTCGGCCGCAGCAACTGGGACGATCAGCTGATGGGACGCTTCATCAAGCCGGCGGGGATGCGCCGCGTCGGCGACAAGCTGGTGCCCGAGGTGGACGCCAAAATCGGCATTCCCGACCTCCGAGCGATGATGATCGACGGCCGGGCGGTGATGCGGGTCGGAGGCCTCATCCTCGGCGCCGCCGCCGATGTCGCGGGCAAGTACGTCGCGCCCGCGGGCCTGACCACCGACCCAGCCGCCGCGACGAACCTTCGCGGCGCGGCTGGGTCGAGCGTGAAAGGCGACCAGGGCAACCCCGCATGGACACCGATGCTCGCGATCGAGAGCGACGGCGCCGGCCGCTTCCTGAAGGTGACCGACTGGGGCGGCGGCGTGGGCGAGAAGCCGGGCATCGGGTACGTCGGGGCGGCTGGGATCACGACAAAGAGCAACGCCCCGAACCTGAACGCCGCGAAGAAGTTCGGCATCTTCAGCGCCGTCAGCCTCGCCTCAGGGATCGCGACCATCAGTTTCGGCACGCTGTTCGCCGACCTCGCCGCGCCGCCCTCCATCGGGTTCTGGGCGGTGCCCGCGACTGCCGTTGGCGGTGTGAAATGCACCCTGGTCGCCGGCACGCTGACGAAGACTGGCGCGCAAATCAAGGTCGAGGCGCCCGGCCTGCTGACGCAGATACTCGCCACGCTCGCTGGTGCCACCGTTTTCGTGCTCGCGAGCGAGCAATAACTCCAGCCACCGAGGCCCCTTATGCCCATCGAGACCCTTTACGCGGCGCGGAACATCGACTTCTCGCCCACCATCAACGTCGACTATTTCGGCGACCCTCTCCCGCTTGCTGGAGCGACGATCTCTCTGCAGGTCCGGCAATATCCGGGAGACGCCGGCGAGGCCCTAGCCGAGGACGCAGACGTGACGTTCGCCGACGGCGTACACCCGGATGCGTTACCGGCTGACCCCGAGCCCGGCGTCGCCTGACGATCAGCCCGGTGATCACCAGAGACGTGCTCGAGGGCATGCCCGGCCTCAATGCGCCCGCACCCGGCGAGCCGCAAGAGTTCGTCCACGAGATCAAGATCACTTACGCCGATGATCTGCAGGACCAACTCCTGATCGGCGAGTTCATAGTCGGAGCTGGGGTCAACTACCTCTAATCGTTATCATCTCGCGAGCTTTACCCGCTCGCGCCACCTGCATAGCGGCTTTCAACAGTCTCGAACCAACTTTGCAGCAAGTCATTGAGTAAACAATCCATCTAATGATAATAGTGGCGCTTGAGCCCTGGGGAATATCATGAAATGGAAATTTTTCGCAGCCTACGCGGCCCTTGGCATTCTTGGTTTTACAACGGGTTACAGCGAAGGCATCCTAAGTGTAGCTCATCGAAACCCTCGCTCGCTTGCGCTGCGATATGTAGTCTTGAACGATGACAACGGCTTACGGCTCGCGTACCGATGCAACGGAAATGTTTTGGCATACCGACGTTGGGCCAAGACATCTCCCATTATCGCGGATGAAGACTATTACCGGCCTCCAAGAGGCTTCGTTTCCGCGATAGTAGGATCATACGGCACTTACATGGCGACGGCTGTCGGCGGCGGCCTCGCGACGCGCCTTGAAGGAAAAATGATTTGGCGAGCGATCCGAATGCCGCGAACGAAGCAGGCCGGGCGTGTCGCTATCGCGATCTTGGTAGCCGGCAGCGGCGCTTACGCCGGGTACATAATCGGCCAGCGCGACGGTCTGCCGTGCGATTCTCCTGCGGTCTTGGATAACCTTAAGGATCGAATGTTTTGGACAGTGGCGAAGAGCGTAATAGCTTTCAAGCTCACAGAACGCCGCGGTAAATTCCAAGGAAATACCTGGGCATCCCAACCCTCTATCAGCCACGGAACTGTATCCGCCGACCCTTATGAACTTAGTGGGGACGCTCGCCTCGCTTTGAAAGAGCGCTTTCTGCTCGGATTTCCTGATAATTTCGCTGAAGCCGAAGCCAAAAGGTTGGCGCTCGCCCGGGCGAATTGACCTCAAGAATGGAAGCTGCATCTCATCGGCCGAACTCACCCATATGAAGTGGGGCACGAGCCATCTCCTTTCTCGTTTGATCATATCGAGGCGTTCCGCCTCGGACCTTCGAGCAGACTGTCAGCGGGCTCCATTCCTTTCATGAGCAAGTCCGCCCACTCCTGCCCGAGCTCGCGCCGGCGCTCCATGTGCCCAGCGCGGTCATATGCGGCCTTTACCTTGTTCTCCGGCACGTGGGCGAGCATCAGCTCGATGACGGCTGGGTCGGCCAGCTGCTTCGCCTTCACCGCGATCGCGTTCATGGTGGTCGAGAACGACGAGCGCCAGCCGTGCGGGACGTGTCGGCCGAAGAAGCCGACGCGGTTGTAGAGGTAGCCGATCGCGTTTTCACTCAGCGGGCGGTGACTGTGCCGCTGCCCGGGGAATACCAGCCGATTGCGGCCCGTCAGCCGATGCACGGCACGCAGCGCGTCCACCGCCTGCCAGCAGAGCGGCACGAGGTGCTCGAAGCTCTCCTCATCCTTCAAGTCCATCACCAGCTTCATGCGCTGCGCTGGGATGCGCCAGATAGGCAGGAACGGCCCGAACTCGTCGCCGCTCCAGTCGATGCCTTCGAATTCGCTCCATTCGGCGCTGCGGACCATGCCTGGGCGCGCCTGCGTCAATGCGAGCAATCGCGAGGCCAGCTTCGTGACTGGTGACGCCCCTGAGGCTTCGGCGGCGATCAGGACCTCCCTTGCCGAATCGGGATCCGTGATCGCCGGCTGCTTTCCCTTTTTCGGAAGCGGCTTGAGCGCCTTTCCGACCACTGCGGCTGGATCGTGCGTGACGATGCCCTCGGAGATCGCATAGGCGTAGACCGACGAGATACGCTGGCGCAGGCGCTTCGCCGTCTCGATGGAGCCCCGGCCCTCCACCTCGCGCAACGTCTTGAGTACGGCAGGCGCATCGATCGCAGCGAGCGGCCTCTTGCCCAGCAACGGGAAGACGTCACGCTCGAGGCTGGTGATCACGTCGTTCGAATGGACCGGCGCCCACCGCGGGGTCTGGAGGGCATGCCAGTCGCGGGCCGCTCGTTCGAAGGTGATGAGCTTCGCCTCCTCCTCCCGCTCCTTCTCCTTCGCCATTGCCGCGCGCTTGCGAGCGCCGGCTGGGTTGACATGCTCACGGATCTGCCGGCGGGCATCATCGCGCTTCTCGCGCGCCTCGCTCAGCTTCACTTCGGGGTACGGTCCGAAGGTGAGCAGCTGCTCCACCCCCTGAAACCGGAATTTCATGCGCCAGGTCTTCGTCCCGGTCTTAGCGACGTAAAGGTAGAGCCCGGCTGAATCGGCCAGCTTGTAGGCTTTGTCCCGCGGCGCTGCGTTTTTCACTTCCTTATCGGTCAGCAC